TAACGCAAATGTTGTAGCACCAGTACGTTTTATAATTCTTGGCATCCAGTTTTCATTTACTAGAATCATGGTATCGCCTTGCTGTGTAAAGTTAATATCTTTTAATTGAGCTGTAGTCCAAGGGCAACCTGTAATAGTTTGTAATAATGTGCCATTTGTTGAGTAAATCTTTACTTGTGTATTTTGTAAAGCAAATATATATTCTTGCGATCCGCTAAATATAAATGGTTCAAGCCTTGATTCTGCTCCTAAGTCTGCTCTAAAAAAAGAACCACCCCGTCTTTCTACTGCTCCCTGATTACGACATATAACATTTCTAGCCGTTGCTAAAGACTTATCAAATGCTTTTAAATCGTTACGTGATATTAAGTTTGGATCAACTTCTCCACCACTAAAGTTAGATTGATGTATTCTTGTTTTTGGCATTATGAAGATACAGTAGTTTTGACAGTGCCAAGACTACCACTATTCCTCCTATTTCTAAATCTATCCACATTAACACGCCTGTTTGTTTGTGCTTGTGAATCTTGTCCTTTTGCTACAGTTAGCTGTATTGTTGCTTTATTTGAATACAATTGTGACAAAGTATCATTTCTGGCAATAGCACCAGCAAATAGTGACGCTAATTCAAATACAAGGGCTTGTTTAAAATAGGGTGGAAAATCTGCTTCGGATGGCTGAAATGTGTAATCAGCTATTAGTATATCTGATGCTGAAGTATCAGCATATATTTCGTTACCATATCTATCATATTCTATTATAGAATCTGACAATGATACTGTGTGCATTTGTAACGCATCAGATGGTACTTGATAAGCAGAATCGTATCTTCCTAAAGGGTTTGTAGTTAACTTTGACAATTGTTGTTGTTTGCTTGCAAACCTCCAACGACATCTTGTCAATAAATTTTCTAGTGTTGATTCGTAAAGTTGTCCAGATACTTTTGATTCAGTTGTATTTTCGTCAAACGAGTTTATTGTATTAGCTCCTACTAACACTAACGCCTGACTACATATATCGAATTTACTATCTGTCATAATTAAAGTGGGGCTGGCAAATGAGAACCAGCCCCTAGAACGTTATGTTCCGTTAGTTGTTGTTACAGTTGTTGCACCAGTTGCTGACGTTACAAATAATAAATCACCAGTTGCAGTACCACCAGTGGTACCTACAGTTAGGATAATATCAAATTGTTTTAAGTCAGTAGTAACTGAATTAAAGTAACCTGAACCAGCAATAGTTGCTGGGGCATCAGTACTCTTATAAATAAAGAGATTTTGATCGCCTGCTCCAGCTACCTTTTTTAAGTTAGTTGTGTCTAAAGCCATGTTATCCTCCTTATTCTGTTATCTGACATTCAATAGCACCATCGTTGTCAATCATGACAGCTCCTGCACTAAAGTATGAAGTTACTAAATTACTTACTTTCTCTGGTAGATAATTCATTTCTGTACGAATATCAGCTCCACTTGCAAGACCTACTGATGATGCGTGATACGCATGACAGTCTCTTGTAGTACTAGCTTTCGATAGTCCTGAATGTGTAAACCATAAGAACCCTAACCAACGTTTAGCAGTCATTCCACCAGCGTAAGGTAATTCACCCTCACCAATGTATTCTGATCTACTGAATTGGTCGATTTGTAATAAATCTGCCCAACCAGCCGGTGATACGACAAAATATCTTTGTCCATCGTCTGGCACATCAGCTTCACCAAATGCTTCATAAACAGTTAATGCTTTTGCTAATGTTAACGCAGCACTACCATGAACAACATTGTTCGAGTTAGAACCTGCATCTAGCACATCTATAATTAATTGGTCTATTTTTCTGCCTAATGCAGAAGCAGCCGATTGAGCCAACACTTGTCTCTCATCAATGTTAGTTTTTAGCTCATCTAATGTATCTACCATATCGGCAGCATAGAAGTCACTAAGTGTAACATCGACAGTTGAATGTGTTACTTCCATTGTTGGCACGTTACCATGTCTAGATTTTGTAGACGCAGAACCTGTACCCACTTTTTGGAATCTCGCTTGGCTACCTTGTACGTTATTTGACTGGCGTACTGTATTCTTCAGTTTAGATCCCATGCGTTGGTAAGCCATATGCACTTCGGATTCAAACTGCTTAATAAACGCAGTCGATATTTGAGTTGCCATTAAACACTCTCCTATAAGTTATACGTTAATTTAACAGTTGTCCTGTTTAGCTTACTTCGGTTGCCCAAACTGGACCGATATCTTCTAAATCGGGCTGTATAGTTTTATATACCCTTTGTATATGCTTATAAAAATACAACATTTGTAGGTCATGTACAACTAATTCTTCTTTTTTAAAACTAAATCCTAACCATTTAAGCCATTTTACTGTGCGTTTGTTATGTTTTGGTACGATATTAAACACATAATCAAAATCATTTAGTAAAAACTTTAGCCATTTTTTACTTCGTTTAGAAAAGTATGACCATTGGTCTTTAGTTAATTCAGCAGAAAGAAACCAAACAGCTCCATTTCTTGGATTCTGTTTAGTAGGAAGTACACCAAATATTGCTAAAGGTTTATTGTTTGACATGACAGTATAACACCTTACTTTCCTATACTTATATCTAAACGCTGAAAGCATTGCAAACAAAGGATCGCTTCCCATTATGGCGACTTCCTCCCTGTCACTTCTTTTCAATCTTTTTGACAAAGAAAAGCAGTGATCAGGGATAGTCTTTTCTACATAGAGTTTATTCTCTGTATAGTCTTGCAAAAGCATCATCTACTCTTTTGATATATGAAACGTCTTTATGGCGTGGATCATAATACCTTTTGTCTTTCATCATTTCTCTAACTTCGCCTAAAGTTAATTGTTTTTCAGGCTGTGCTACAGCATTTGACCTTGACATTGAAGACTTTGTAGCTTCTTGTATGCGTTCTAATGCCTCAATACCCTCTGCAGAAGTGCCTAAAGTAGCAGAAACTAACTCAAATTGCTCTGGACTAAAGAATGTTTGTGCAAAATTAGTTACATGGTCTAGTCTTTCTTGAGCATTTTCTCCTAGTTTTTCTACTTCACCCTCTAAATTAGGCTGATTTGGTAGCATTAACTTGTCAATATATTGATTAATACCATCTTGAAACTCCTCATTAGTAGCTCCAATTTCATGACAACGCCCTCTCCACCACTCAGTTAGTGGATTTTCGTTGACCATTTCTTCAGATATACCCTCTACTAGAGATGGAAGTTCATATGCTTCTGCAGTTTCTGGTGCTTCAGCTCGTGATTCTTCTGCTAGTTCAGTAAGTATTATGTCTTTAAAGTCATCTTTTTTACCACCAATTAGTTTTTCTAATTCACCATATGACTTAGCCATATCTTCAGGTGAACCAAACTTTTCTGGTAGCCACTCTGGGCGATCACTTGCTTCTAATGTTTCACGTGAAACATCTTCAGTTTGTTGCTCAGGTTCAGCTTGTGCTTCTACTTGTTCTTCTTGTTGTTGTGCTTGTTCTTCAGCCATTTGATTTCTCCGAAATTATTTTTTGACTTGCGCCTTTGTTAACTCGTCTTTGGATTAAACCTACGATGTACCTTTGTCCCTCAAGATGTCTTAGCTCCGCATCAGAAATACCTGCTCCTGCTACTGCTTCGATTGTCATTGATTTTAAGTACCTTAGTGCTTCAGAACCCCCACTAGATGTGAATAGTTGGTGAAACAAAGTATTTAAGTTCTCCTCATCTTGTGGTTGTCTGGTCATACCATCCAATCCTATTAGAGTATTGGGCTTGTTCTCTGCCATTTTATCTCCTATGTAGGAGGATTTTCGTCCTCCATTGGTTGTTGTTGTTGCATCATTTGTTGCATTTGTTGTGCAGCTTGTTGCATTTCTTCCTCTGAACGTACTAAGTTCTCAGGAATTCCTAGTTTTTTAGCTACAAACTTGGCTACTGCCATCTGATTTACAATCAAATTAGTTAGTTCTGGACCAACTCTGCCTTGTATCATACCTAAAAATCTGTCTACAGTTGCTACATCTTGTTGATGTTGTGCTTGAGCCAATGGGCTTGACGACTGTATTTTAATCTCACGCCCATTGACCTTTGGTATTTTGATTCTTCCTTGCTTTTTAAGAATATAAATTACCCTTTGTAGGACTGGCGTTACCATTTCTGCTTGTAATCTACCAAACGCAGCACCAATTTGACGTGATAAATCAGCTTGTCTCTCTGCTACTTCTGTTGCAGACATAGGTGTTTTCTCGTTTGGGTTGCCTAACATATCGTTATATAAAGCTTTTTTAATATTTGTACGCATATCACGTAGTACCAAGTCACTTACATTGAAGTTTCCGGGTGCTTGAATTGGTTGCAATCCTGATGATCCGGGTGCTTTAGGAATGATAGTTCCCGGTATAAGTTGTATATTATCAGTATTTATTACGCCATCATCTTCAACCTGAAACATTCCAGCTATAGACATTTGTGCATTTTCTAGTATTAATTCTACTGTTAAGTTAGCTGTTTTGATTGCTGGCAGAGCCAACATCAATGGTCCTCGACCATAAGTTTCACCTGCACATTTAGACCATCTGTAGACTAAATATGGGTTTGAACCTAGTCCTTTATATTGTTCTTCGTATATTTTAAATTCATGTTCTTTAGATACAGCACAAAAATGATACTGTTCTTCTTTAGTATTACTGTAATTTCTATATACAGTCTCTATAATCTCGCACTCTTTATCTGGATTCTTTTCAAAATCCATCATCATTTTTTCTGACATCTCTCCATTAGGATAGGCAATAGCCATTTCTTTTGCTCTTATTCTTCTTTTTCTAAATATGTAATCAATCTTATCATCATG